TTTTTATCCGCAAGGTAAATTGCGTAATCAACAATCATGTCGAAATGACTGTTCCTAGAAGTAACCATCTCATCAGTATCGCTTCCAGAAATAAAAGACATGTCTCCTTCAAAATCAGCAAAAGTGCTACCTAACATCGATTGCTCATGTAACATTACTGTGTCGTTTGAAAGCGCCTCCATAGCAACGCTGTCTCTCTCTTTTTTAGTTACGTCTTGCCTCAATGACTCTTTATTTAAAGATTGTATCAATCCAGTATTTCTTGGAGAATTTGGGTTAGCATTTACAAACTGGTAAACAGGAGAAATGCCTGATTGGGCAAGCTGGCTCATTATAGAATTTTGCACTATTTCAGGATGTCTTGCTCCTGTTTCGTCAAACATTATTGAATTAAATGCAGACATTACATCATCGGCATTATCTGCATCTGTAATATTTGTTGTAAATGTTCCTAGCTCAGTAGCGGTCAAAGGACTTATTTGGTCATCAGTAAGCCCCATATTTTGCTGTATTCCAATTATCTCTGATTTTGTAGGCTTCCTGCCATTATTTTTTCTTGAGTATTCGGCTTGTACAAAGCCTGCTGGGTCAGCGGTAAGTTGCTCGTTTCTGTTTTTAATAGCTTCGTTTAATAATTGCTGCTCTGTTGTAGCCTCTAAAATGTTCTCTCTTGTAGCGCTAAACACTTTTTGTCTGGCCTCTTCCTGAGCATTTGTAATGTCTTGACTTGTGCCAAAGGTGAGAGACTCCATTGTGTTAAACACGTTTTGCCCAGCAACAACGCTTCTTTCTAATGTTATAGCTAAATCTTCTCTGCCTAATTTTCTAAACTCCGCAACAGTATTAGCGGCTAAATCAACTCCGTTATCATCAACAGACGTACCTGACGTAGCTATTAAACTTAAGGCTTTGCTTTGGTTTTCTTCAGCTTTCATTAAGGCTGTTGTTTCTAGTTCTGTTTGTTTTCCACTAGCTATGTTGATAAGGGCTTGTCTTTCGCTAAAAGTATAATTAGCGTAATTGCCTTCTCCAGCGTTTATTTCAGCAATTTTTAAATCAATCTCTTCTAAAGAAGTTGCCTCATCATTAGCTAAAAGCCCTACCGATTCTTTATCTAGCTCAAAAACAAAAGAATCTTTATCATAACTCATCAAGTCACCAAATCCGCTAGTTACAGCGTTATCGTAAACTTGACTATATTTGGCTATAGCTATTTCTCTGCTTTCATCATTTAACTTACCGTCTGATATAAGAGATTGAGCAAGTTTATTTGCTGTGTTTGATTTATTTACACGACCAAGATTAAACGCCTTTTGCTCACTTTGTAGTGTGTATCTTGAAATGTCTGGCTGTATTTGGTTAAATAAAAACCTTTGTTGTCTGCTATTTAAGTTGGGATTATTCTGTATGATGCCTGCTTTTCTTGACGCAAAGAAAGCGTCCATCTCTGCTCTTGCTTCTTCTGTCGTGGAAAAATTTTGCTGCGCTATTTTATCTCTTGCAGCTCTGCCTAATTCTACAGTCTCGTCTTGTAAAACCCTATTTGCCTCTTGGTTTTGCTGTTCAATAGCGAAGTCTTTTGCCACATTGCCTATGTCGGATATTGTTTTCTGGAAACCAGCCATAGCCCTGCCAGGCGCAGTAAATGCAGCCGTACTTGCTCTTGGCCCTAGACTGCCAGATGCCACACCAACTCTAGGCCCTGCTCCTTGATTATATAATGGTATTTTTGGCATTAGACTTTCCTAAAAATAAATTTACTAATTCATAGGGCGATTTGTAAAACCACCTGTACTGTTTACATTGCTTTGCCCAGGAGACGGGAACCCTGTAGAAGACATTGACTGAGCAGCTCCAGTAAAACCGCCTAGCAAAGATTGGGTGGCTTGCAGTCTGTATGAGTATGCTTGCGCTCTACCTTCTGCTCTCATCATGGCAGCTTCTGTTTGCTTCTGGACTTGCTGAATGCTAGAGGCATATTGTATTCTTGCGGCATCCCTTTCTCTGTTGAAATAAGTGTCTGCCAGCGCCTGTAGCGCACTTCCTGACATTTGTATGCCAGACTTTGCCACAGCCACTCTCTGCGTTCCTATGAACCTCTCAGACTGCCTTCTAAGGTTAGCTTCTTCTGCTGTCTTTTCTCTCTGTAAAAGTATAGCCTCATTCTCTGCAACCTGTGCATTATACTCAGCTACTTGCTGTGCTGCCGCAGCTGCTTGGTTAGCGCCCTTTGCGCCTACTACGCCACTAAGAATTTGCGCCCCTGCTGCAAAAGCCTCAGCGCTCATTACTGCACCCTAGCTACGCGATAGTAGTCTGAGCCATCTGGCCCGTACCTTCTCATTAGCCCTTCCATTTCAAATCCCATCCACTTACCAAACCTAACAGCCTTTGCATCATTTACAGCAATACTAGCTTGTACTCTGTTTAATTTATTCTTATGCACTATAACATCAAACATAAGGTCTGCATACTTCGCAACTGTGCGTGGCCTTGATTTAGCGTTCTTCCCTAACATAACCCAAGCCTCACCAACTTTATCCCAAAGCATATGCACACCGCCCATTGCCACAATCTCGCCATCTTCTAATAAAGTGTACCCATGTATCGCGTAAGGTGCTTTAAAAGCGTCCTTATGGGATTGTAACATTTCGTAACCTAAATCTATATTGTCCATGTCTTCTCTTATAAATTCACGCAACTCAAGCATCGAATGTATTTGACCTTCTCATTACAGCAACGATTGTCATAGGCAATGGCTGACTTTGCCTTATAACAACTTGTGCATCATTCTCATAACCAGACGGGAAGAATATTTCCTTATCGCCATTAAACAATGGCACTGCTGTATCCATAGCCATGCTACTGTCTCTAAAAGGTAGCCTGTCTAGGTTGTTTGTGTCGGGTCCTAACTCAGCACCAACTGTGTCTAAGAACCTAGCAGTAATGCCGTGGATACGTTTAATCTTACCCTGTGCTATTCCATCTTCAGCGCCAGCTTCTAAGCGTAGGGTTTCTACAAGCGAGTTATAAGAGTAACCTACATGCACCTTACTAGCGCTTCTGTCTAATGTAATGCTGCCACCTGAAACGGTTTTGTCTGCATGTGTTGAGCCATCAGCAAGTATTTGCACTGTCTCACCTTCTAGGTGGTCTAGCCCAGTTATAGATGTAGTAGCAGAACCGTCATATGTAATACCGCTATCAACATAAAACGCATCTTCTACATCCTGATTAAAATAAATAGATTTCATAAAGACAATATGTCTAACAACGGAGCTATCTATTGTTCTTTTAACAGATAAATATACTTGGTCTTCTGTGCCACTTGGTATAGCTGTAATGCTTTCTACGACACCGTTGCCGCCCAAAGGATGCTGATGCCAACCGATTGTGTTGTTTGCAGGGTCATAACTAAGCCCTATTAGGGTGCCATCGCCTCTCACAAACCATAAAACAAGTTCTGGCTCTTGCTGCCAAATCATGTCAGTTAGGCCGCCCCTTGCTAGATGCTCACCCAAAACAGTTAAGTCGCGGCCTACTAGTCCGTCTGTGTCTAAACTAAAGGTAACTTCTTTTACTTTCTCGCCACCCTTTTGAATCATAATGGTACTAGCGCCAGCACGTAACGGCCTTACATCACCAGAACCAAATGTAGTTTCTCGTAATACGTTTACATTTGTTGGCGTAACAGCAGTAGTGCCTGTTCCTCCAGATAGTGTAAATTCAGAGCTGGTAGTCATAATCTGCAAGAAACGTCCTGGAACCATATGTTTAATGACATTAACTTGGTCAGATGCAATCGTTACGTTTATAGCCGAGTCATCTTCTGTGCCAGGCGTATAATTTTCAAAGTCTGCTGTAACTGAGCTAAATATTGTCTGTGGCTTTCCTGTTGTTCCTGCTAAATATAAACGCTCTTCATAAAATGCAATTGCTCTTGGAAACTTTTGAAGCCCCCCAAAAGCGCCCAAAGACCAACGTGTGTTTGCATTGCTAGAGCCAACAGAGCTATCGGGAAGTTTTGAGTTTCCGTATTGGTCATCATGTACGTCAGCAGTAACTTCTGTGCCAGAGGTATAGGCTGTAATTCTTACGTGACCGTGTTCATCGTGCAAGTATTCCCAATCTATCGAACCATAAGTTTCTGTCCCACTAAGATGGACTGGAGGTGTCTGTCCTGATGTTTGGGTCGAGCCTGTTACTTGCTCATAAACATGCCCGTTATAGCGTACAGTAGCGCCATTTGTATAAGATTTATTAGCAGCCCATTCATCATGTTCAATCTCTAATATTTCTCTAAAACGTATATACCTTCCGACATCATCGCTTGTAAATACACTGTCAGAAGCTATTATTGTAATACCTGTCCCAGTAGCGGCAGAGGCATACATAGTTGTGTCGGTAATGTTTTCATCAAGCCAAGGGCCATCAACAAAATCTATGTCTGTAAGCGTAAAAGATGTCGCTGTTGTTCTTGTTAGTTTTGCTGGTGCATGGTCTTTATGCACTAAATATAAAACGTCAGCAGATTGAACAAAGTTAATCTCAAATATGTCCGTAACACTATAAGTTGTAGCCACCTCAACAGGGCTACCCCCACTTTCTAGCGGAGCGCCATCTTGAAAGAAGCGTATATAGTTAGCGCCAAATTCAAGCACATAGGCTTGGTCATCGCTAAACTCAAAGTTTATTAACCTTACTTTACCACCACTCTTAGATGAGCCAGCATAGTAAGTACCAGGTCTTCTGGTTATCCCCCCTTGCGGAAACACAAGCATGTTCTGTAATGTTTGAGCGCCAGCGCTGTACTTCTGTAAATCAATCCTACCTTCAAGTCGAGGCGATAACTCACCAGCTTGGAAGTTGGTAACGATGGAGGATACTCGCGCCATTTTAGAACCTTGAGTTTATAAATGAATCTGCAATTATTTTGTCTGGCACACCTTCAGCGGCATCCATAGAGCGAGCCTCTGCTAATCTGGATTGATACAACTGGAACATTTGTTGTCCGATACTATTACTACCAGTGATTGCATAGGCTACTTCCGATGCTAACTTGTGGGCAATGGTGCTAGAAAGCAAGCTATCATACTGCTCTGTGTCTGTTACTCTGCCTATGTAAATAATTTTGCAAGTAGATTCGTCTGTTAATATTTTGCGGCCTTCTACTTTAAACATATTCTGTGAGTCATATGCGGCAATCTCGTTGTCTACATTTGCATTCCAGAAAGATAGAACTCTTAGGCAGTAAGGGTTAGTTGGCAGAGTGTATTGATAAGTAAAACCAAATGCAGGGGCTGCGCTATCTTGAGGTAATGCTTTTCTTGTGATAGCTGCATTCCAAGGATGCGCTCTTAACACTTGGTCACGGACAGTTTCAAACCGTCTATTACATAATCTTGCTTCTTTTGAGTTTTCTGTTAGCGCTGTAATGGTTGCTGCACCGAGCAAATCCATAGCTTCATTACATATATCAACTACCGATGGCATGTTTAACTAACCTTTCAACCTTTACTAGCGCACCCTGGCTAACATTGCTATCACCGCCAGACATAACCCAGCCTTTTTCTTTGTGTAGCTCAACTATTTCTTTCAGGGCTTCTGTAGGCAATATTACCACATAACCAGTACCTATGACAAATGCCCAATAGTCTGCTTCTGTTCTATCTATACCAGATGGCTTACCTCTACAAAAAAACTCCACAAACACTTTTCCAGTGCGTGAAGCTCTAAAATCTCTTTTGACTTCTATAGTTTTTCCAGACAGCAATTCACTTAACCACTTCTCAGCTAACTGCCCTACTTTCAAATCATATTTAAAATCGTTGTTGTATTCCACGTCTTTTCCCCCGACAAGAAGTAGAAAGGGGCGGTATAACCGCCCCAATCATCTTAGTCTGGAGACTCATCACAGTCGATTTTTACAACCTTGGCTTCTTCCATACGAACAGCGCCAATGCTCATGCAGTAATAAACTTGAGTTGCGTAGCTCTTGTCAGCGCGCTCATCAATTCTTGCAGAGATATCTTTGCCAAGTCCTAATGTAAGGCCGTCTTCTGCCCAAGCAAAGCAGTTACGGATGTCATTAGTTTCAGAACCATTGCTGGTTGTTAGGCGGTTAGTCATTATGAAGCGGAAGCCCATAAATGTGTCTAACTCACCCTGTACAAGTGCTTTAACAGTGTTGAAATCACTTGATGTTACAGTTGTGTCAGCAAGCAAAGATTGAATCTGGCTTGGTCCAACAGCAATGTAACGTGCGATTGATGGGTCAACATCACCTGAGTCTAATGTAAACTTAGCTTCGCGTAGCTTTGCTAGAGTCAAGTTAGTGTTACCATTAGCGATAGTATTAGTTATCGCTTGTGTGCCAGAACCAGTTTCGCCAGTTGCAGCAGTTCCAAGAGCAGCAGCAATGATTACATCATCCATTGCACGTCCCATACCAGCAGCGGCTGCTTGGGCGTAAGAAGATGTTGGGTCAATCAACATGCGTACTTTGTCTTGGTCATCAATCAAATCGGCATACTCATAGTCAGCCAAAGTAAGTCTGCGTCTGCTATGTGGTGTGTCGGTTTGTGGGGTATCAGCGTGTCTGGTTGTTCTCACAGCAGCAGTAGCTGAACCTATTTGGTCTATGAAAGCATTTTTGCCAACAACATTCTCAATACGCACCGCTTCACGTAGACGGGAACCCATCTGTTGTGAAAGCATCTGCACGTTTGCAGAATACTGTTGTACAAATGCTGTAGTTACTTGTGTAGACATTTTAAAGCTCCTTTATAGTCACACTATTGCATTTATACACTTTGCGATGCGCTACCCTTACGGACGCTTCTAGGCTTTTTAGCTGCCGTAAAGCTATCGTCTGTCCGACTGTCTTTAGGACGGCAAGAGCATTGCTTGCCGCTACCCTGCATAACCAACTCCCAGTATTTGTCGAAAAGTTGGTCTGGTTTTATTACGTCACGCTGAGTTCCAAACTCAAGTGCAACGCGCAAAACTTCAATTCTAAGTTGGCGATAATCTAGTTCATCCATTATAGACCATGCCGTATAGCTCGTTCATCCTATCAATAGCCTTCTGTCTTCCTACTACGTTGGCCCTATCCCAATAAGCATGAGACTTGTCATTCATAATAACATCAATCTCATTCTGGGCTTCTGCTGGTGTCATAGCTCGGTTTACAGATGCTTCCGAAATGGTGTCTTCGCTGGTAACACTTTGCCTGAAATCA